ATCATCCTGAGCCAGCGCGTTGAAGTTTTCACGTAAATCACGATAAGAAAGGATTTCGTTACAGTTGGCGTCTAACCCATTGAAACGGTGTGAAGTAGGTCCAAAGATTGATAGGTGACAAAAGGTGTCTTCTCGCCCATCTTGCCCTCCACCTGAAAACAGGTTTGGGTTTTGATAAAACTGCTTTAGTAATTCAAAATTGGCTTGATGTGCGTCAACCGTCATCATCATTGGGGAGTTCGTCATCAACTGCAGAAGATGCCGCATTGTCTATTCCTCTTTTCGTTTTAGCGTCTTGGCTTCGTTGAACGCCATCTAGGTGTTGGTCCAGCGTTTTGCCGCGGCCATTGGATACTTCTTCTAATGACGTAATATGATTTTCTACTTCTAGCACTAAGGCCTTGGCCGCTTTGAGTGGGTCGATTTCTTCCCATTCTGGCCAAATCCAAGTTGGATTTAAGTAGGTATAAGGGTTCTCAAAATAGTTAGGCAAAGCCTCAGACGTTCCTAGGTGAAACGCATCGATGAACCAACCTAGAATTCGATTAAATGCAGGGCCTAATACAATCTCTCGTAACTGGCTTATCAACCGCCGATGGTTGATCATGCCTGCTCGGATACTGGAGTAATTCACTTGCGTCAAATCACCCGTTAGCATTTCGTAAGTGATGCCAAGCAAGCCTGCAATCATGCGTAATACTTGGTTATTGTGCTCTTGATAATTACCTGCAATCTCAGCGGGCGACGCGGTTTTAACTTCCTTTACTCCGTTTAAGAAAGTCACCCCACCGGCATGATGCACAAGACGCTGTGGTGTTTTTTGGTTCGCTGGGCCGCCAACGGTTTGGCTTACTTCCGTTTCTTTCAAAGCAAAGACTTGTTGTCCAACTCGCTTCATTCGAGATTTGATTTCGACGGTTTGGTTGTCTTGGTATTGCTTAGCGAAATCTGCCCCTGGTGAAATCCACGGCTGGGCCGTGCTTTGTGCCACATGAACCATATCTTTAAGATGAATCACATCTTCCGCCGGTAACCAGTTTACCGAGTCTTCATCAAAGTCTGGATGGTCCCGTGGTAGTTTGTAGAAAGCGTACTTTTTCACCTTGCCATTTTTGGCGTACATGATGCCGCCACGAACATAGCTCCCTGCCCCAGTTTGCTCCAGTCCAATCGCCAGGCTTAACGGGCTAACAACCTGTATTTGCAACGGCATAGGGTGCAATGTTCGACGGCGAATAATAAACGCGCTGCCATCCAACAACATGGTAATAACAGCCAACGCCTGAACGCCCGCAAAATTGGTGTTTTCGTAAAAATCACAGTAAAGCGTCCATTCATTAAAACTCTGAATGAAAGACTCGCTAAACAATGCTGGGTCGAATACCGGCTTCGCCCCACCACCAATACAGCTTGCACGAAAGCGTGACGCACCCACTCGTAACAAAGGATTATTACGAACAAGATGATGGCTGGCAGTAATTTCCTGAAGAAGGACACTTTCGCTCTTTTCGTTATCATGCAGCTCAGCCCCTTTGAACAACGGCGATTTAGCAACACTGGAATAACTCAAAATATCACCTCGACATCAACGCTTTCCATCAACGGGACAGCTTGTAGATCGCTGATCATTTGACGCTCTAACGATCGCAGTTCGGCCAAACTCACTTCGGTGTATTGCATGGACGTGCGACCACCTTGTGGTGTGGTGTACTCCACCCGAACTTTACGCTGGCCTTGCACCAAGTCGGTGATCGCTTGCTGGACGATTTTTAAGTTGTCATCGTTTGAATAAATCGCCATCAGTAGTCTCCATAGTCTGACGTTTCGTAATAATCGCCATACTCAGTTTCAATATTTTCTTCGGGGAGCTTATGTGCACTTGGGTCGATCAACCCTAACGGCTCTTGGGGCGAGGCGTCTTTTATTTCAGGTCGTAGGAAATCCCATAACCACAACACATACACGAGTAAATCCCATGGTTCATTACGCTTTTGATCGGGTTTCTTGTCCCATTTCACATTGCTACCGCTGCCTTTCAATTCCTCTGCAGTAAGCATCTGAAAATAGACCAGGTCAAACACATCATTTACAGGGAAATGGATATAGTTTTTACCTGGCATTTCGTTGTTTAAACGTTCTGCCGCACGATTTTTAAGCTGGTGTACATTGAGGCTGCGATACTCACATTTTGCTTCGGGGTGAACTTTAAAACTCAGAGTGAATTCTGGCTTGAATTTGGTTTTCGAGTTCACTTCACCACGAATGGCAAAGATCCAACCTTGATACGGTGCGCAAAATTCCAACATGGCTTTCCACGCATGGCCGTTACAGTCCATAGCTGCCGCAAAAATACCAATAGATCGTCCATCAGATAAGGTGAACTCGGTTTCTAGTTCATGAATCAAGCTTTGTTGCGTCGATACATCTTCAGGGTCACCATGGACTTTGCCGTAGTGCACAGCCCATATTTCACCGCGGTCACCCACAGCCCAAAAATGGTAATCAAATCGATTCTTTTGGGTGTCGATCGTTGCTAATACACACCGTGTTTGCTCAGGTAAATTTTCCCTTGGCGAGTAGTATTCTCGACGTTGATACAGCTCTTCAAAGTTGTTTAGCTTATGAGCACGAGAGGCATCTGAGTACTCCACGCCCACCTTCGTATTCATGAAGGTTTGCATCTTACGCGGGTCTTTTTTCGCTTTATCGTATTCGGCGGCGATGGATGGCAATGAGGTGTTCGGGTTGTCGTTGTACGCTGACCAAATATGAAAGCCAGCGTCTATTTTTCCACGCTCATTTGTGTCACCTGGTTCACCGCATTTGCAACATAGTGCAGAACCGGTTTCGTCCCATCGTTCTGGTGTTTGATTAACGCCACAGCATTCAAATTCACGAGTCGCGCGCCATTCACCTGCTTCAACCATGTTGAATTTATGATGTTCTTCAATCTTTCCACTGCAATGGGTGCAGACAAAATGGGCATCTTTGTAGTTATTTGGCGAGTATCGAAAGTTCTCTAACTTTAATCTTTGTTTGAAATCACAATGAGGGCAAGGCACATACAAATAACGCTGATCAGTTTGCAGAAACTCACGAGTGATCTTACAAGTACCGGCTTCTTTGGGAGTGGAGCCCAGCACAATCTTACGCTGCCCTTCACTCTCGGTTCGAGTAATACCCAAATCTATTGGGTCACCCTCTTTATCGACGTTATCCGGCCAACCTGATATCTCATCCATAAAGAGATATTTGATCGTGACCATTCGAAAGCTACTGGCGGACGTGGCCCAGACAACCGAGACTTCACCACCAAAGAAACTCTTTTCATTGGTGGTGTTTTTACCAAATAGGCGATCCTTAACCGGTGCGCTATAAGTAAATACCTTACCTATTTCACGTGTGGAGAACTTATTCGCCTCTCCTTCCGTGTTTTGAGCAATCATGATGTTGCCCGGGTCGTTCGTGATAATCCAAGCAACGGTAGTATTAATGAATATTGCATACCCAACACGAGCACTTTTGGATAAGACAATTTTCTCTATTAGCGGCGATTCAAATGCCAGCAACCATGCTCGCTGGAACGATTTAGGCGGATAGATTTGAGCACTTGAGTTCTCATTCGTCTTCGCCCATTGAATGATCGGCATCTTCAGAGGTGGGACGATAGAACTTCGAATAGCGTTCGAGAATTTCTTCAATAATTGGGTGTAATTCATCCAGACCTTTCCCGTTTAACCTTTCAAGAGCGGCCCGCACAACATCATCTACCTGCTTCACTTCATCAGGCTTTAAGAAAACGCGTTTTTGTATCTGATTTGATAGGTCTAAAAGCTTGCTTTTTACGGCAGATAAAGGGGCGTTATAGAGCTCAAACATGGCCTCAGCAGGTATCAATTCACCCTTATCTTTGCCGTTCTGTAGCTGAAGCTTAATAGCCGCCTGTTTTTCCTTCTCAGTTTTCCAATCATCAAAGGATTTAGGCGAATTTATATTTCTTCTACTTCCCCCCGTTTCCCTTCCTTTATTTGCCTTCATATGACGGATTTTTTCGGACTGATATTTCACATAAGAACGAACAGATTCTTCGACATTAATTTTCCCAGACCCTAGAAATACCAAGGCATAGCCGTCTTTTATGTGATTGCGAATGGTTCGCTCAACAACGCCTAATGACTTAGCAAGCTCTTTCATTGTGCTCATTGCAAATAATTCTCACTAACAACGAATAATTAGGATAAAGCGGAAAGGGAAAAACAAGCCACATTTTCAAAAATTTCTGAGAGGCCGCGAGTCTAAAACCCGCAGTAAAAAGGCCCCCATAGAGAGTACCTTTCATATATAAATCAATAACTTATGACTAAAAAACAATACTGACCAAACGATCAGCAATAGCGTAAAAACAACGCTTTTTAGGTTATTTTTCCCAAAAACACTCAATGAGTGCTTTTGTCATTAAAATTAGGACAAAAATACATGATCAAAACAGGCCTAAATTACCCTAATTTTCACGCTTTCTAGGGGTCGTCTTACGCTGAATTTTAACGTCCTGCTCTTTAACCCTTGGAAGACCAACATCGGGGCTAGAAAGTTGCTCTAAAATTGAGTCAACAGTGGCCACTAAAAGCTTATTTGAGTAGCGTTTTTCTAACCATCGCAGGCCAATGGTAATCGCACGGCTAACAAACCGCTCAACAACGATGTTCCATTTGATTTTGAGGATCATGGCTTTCAGTGCATCAATCGCCAAACTCATGATGAGCCCTGGTAAATTACCCGTCACTAATCCAAGCAAGCCTCTCAAAATTGTATTCATACGTATTGCTCCTTATCGATTCCGTATAACTCAAACGGAAAGTTTTTAATAAACTCTTCGACAGTGCCAGCACCGTGAACAGTGTTGTAATGTTGTTTCCAATAAGCCCCCAAAGCCTTGATATCATTAGCTTTCGGTAATCTTTGTGGCTTACGAATATAATGAGTTCGACACATCGCAGCGGCGTATCTATTGTTCCAAACTAATGAATTGTGATCTGGCCAACCGCTGGTGTAATAGTTTTCATCAACACTATCTGATGTCATGGCAAGAAGTGCCGCCTTCAATGGGCGCTTGTACTTGATGAAGTTTAGCCAGAGATCTTTGTGCGTCGCTGGCTCCATCTGAAATAGGCCCATCGCTGGGCCTTTCCCAATCTGCTTTATGTAAGTGCCATGCGACTCTTGAGCAAGCGTGCCCATCACCAACTGATCAGCGGCCAATGAATAAGCGCTAATCTGCTGTAACGCAGGCATAACAACGTATTCACGGAATTGAGAAAGGTTTAAGCCACTCATTTGATGCCCCAATAATTCAGTGCAATAGTGATAACAGCAGCTACAAATGAGCCTATGAATGTAATCGCTTTCCAGCCACCAACAGCAGTAACATTAGTACTTTCATTTTTTCTTATGCGTATCTCGTGATCATCAAGCACCCGACCAATCCGCTTAACACCATCGTCATGCCTAAGGTGACGCTCCTCAGAACGAGCCAGAACAGAACTTAGCTCAGAAATAGAATCAACCAATTTAGTCATCGCACGGCGCTGCTCTGCGAATTGCTCTTTGAATTCAATATGTTGAGCAGCTATGAGCTCTTTAAAAGAATCCGTATCACTCATAGAAACTCCAGAAACAAAAAAGCCCCGCTTTAGCGAGGCCTAGAAACGACAAAGCCCCGCACTTGGCGAGGCTTAGATGAATTGTGTTGCGATCAGTCATAAAACTAACAGCTTGAGTAAACTTTAACGCCTAACTCCCAGACTCGCAAGCCTTACGCGCGCGATTAGCGAATGTCGTTCTCTTCTTATGAAAGCGACATTTTATGGTTAAAGGCTTGTGTTTATTGGGCTAGAACAAAGCGGCTTAACAACTCAATGGCGGCATGTTGGCGGCAAATCACAGATGTTTTTTGATGAATATGTTTAGTTCAGGCACAAAAAAACCACCCGAAGGTGGTTTAGAAGTTTGCAAAATCACTTACAGGCTATCATTCCCAGTGCGCTGTACTAGACTTATTCGCGTAGCCATCTTTATTAATGCCCGGCGCAATACATTTCACTAAATCTTTTCCAACTGGAAGCGGAGACCCAATACTGTAAGGTTTACCTTCGTAGGTGCAAAATGACATTTTATCAAACTGTCCAATATTAGACTGATCAGGAGTATCAGCTAACACACTAAAAGAAGACAGCGCTGCAATGACTAGCAAGAGTTTTTTTGACATAAACAATCCTTTTTCAACTCATTAAAATGTATGGTTATTCATACAGTAACTGTATATATAGCCAGTGCAATATTCTTCAAGTCTAATTTCTAATTTTTATTCTAACCTTATCCTGAGTGTCGGCCTGTACCGCTGTTTAAAGCATTAAATGATTAGGTCAATTTCCGGTTTTTCGACCAGAAATGAGGCGGAATGCTCCCCAGCCCTCTTTCATCAACATGGCACTTTTAACCGTTCAAAGGTATATTAGTCGGCTTTAATCTTGGTAATTGGGACGAGGAATGCGGAGAAAAATTGACGAAGTAGCTAAGTGGAGACCATTTACCGATTCAAACGGTCAAACATACGATCTTAGTCACCTTGATGCCCATGAAGCGACCTACTCAGACATCAGAGATGGGAAAAAAGAGACCTATACCTTTGTGGTTTCCTACTCGTTCCACTGCTTTGCAAAGGACTACCTTCATCAAACAGAAGTCGAAAAAGCGAGTTTGATGTATCACACCCTAAAAGAAAGTAGGCCGTTTTGCTTTGTTCGATATGAGTTATCAAAGAAGTACTTGAGACAAATTGTTGACGCATTGGGAGATAAGAAAACCCGCATAGGACACGCAGGCTATGGAAGCTATGCCACCGTCACCATCAACACAGAGGAAGAAGGACAAGTAATCTATTTCGTGCCCTTCAAGATGTACCGAGAGAAAAAATTAATGAGGATACACATTACCAGTGCTTATCCTGAAGACGTGATGCCCAAGCTGGATAAGGTAAATTTTTTCAACATTGCAAAGAATCTTAGGCTAGGAAAGCCACTTCCCAAACCCCAGAAATAACAAAACCCGCCTAAAAGCGGGTTCCGTCGAGCATTGATTCAAATTTTGAGCCTATGCCCGATATTCAGAAAGCCTTTACCGGGTTGCCCTCGACCTTTTACGGTAGCCGGATGTGTGATGTTACTCACTCTGCTGCATCCATAACTGACGTTACCGTCAACAAATTTAGTTTACCTATAATATAAATCAAAGTAAACCAAAACTGTGTCTCCTTCCCTGCTCTAACCTTCTCCGAAGTTTCGGCCTGTGGCGTTTTTGACGCGTTCAATGGTTTGGTCGAACCATGCAGGGTTGGTTTGGAGTTTGGCGATTTGTTGTTAGCCGCGGATAGTTTGGATCATGTTCATGACATCAATAGCGCGTAAAAATGATAAAATAATAAAATAATAACAAGAGAAGAATATCTAAAAATAAAAGAAGAGCTTGAAAGACCCATTGACTTTGAAGCTCTTATAGAAAAAGGTAGATTAATATAAAAAGGAAAACAATTTTATATAGGAAACATGAACCTACTACCAGAATACATTTCTAAAAAGATAAAAATCATCTCCAAAAAATAAGCATGGTATGCTAATTACCTTTTATAAGTCGTTCCTTTTCTAATAATATTTTCTGAAGATTATCAGTTACTTTAACTTCATAATCTCCATATCCATCAAGATACTGTGGATCACTGTGATTAACAGTAGAATATGAATGCTCAATAAGTTTACCCGTGGTGTCTTTTCTAGCATTCCTATATCTAAAGAAATATGTATATCTTGAAGGAGCAGTTCCTTCGAAATTATCAAAGACGACCTTTGTTGTTGATAGCTCATCTGTTGTTAATGAATCATCATACAAATCATTAGCTAAACTTTTCTCGTATGGTTCAATATAAACCACTTTTTTAATTCCCGCCGCAATTATATGCCTAGTACAAACATGACAAGGATAAGTAGTACAATATAAAGTTTTGTCGACGCTTGTGTCTCTCAGACTTCTAGCAAGAGATACAATAGCATCCATTTCTGCATGAACAGCTCTTGAATATTCAATAATAGATTGAGCTTTCGTATCAGTCATAATTGAAGCTGCAATTTTTTCAGGATTTCCAACATTACTATTTCTTAAGGTTTCAATGATTTGATCTTTCAATATACTTTTGTGAAAGTCATTTTGACATTGTCCTCCCTTATTGAAACATCTCATGTCATGGATATCCTCTGACTGGTACAAACCGCCACCAAATTTTGGTACATCATTGCAGCCAGTGGATAGAACAACACCATTATCATCACAGATGGCAGCACCGACTTGACGTGATAAACATGCAGATCTTACTGAGGCAGAGTACGCATAATACATCCCTGTTTCTAGAGTGGTCGGTGTCAAATTATCAATGCCATGAATAAGCTTAACAAACCTTTCCACAGAAGACTTAAAACAACTTTTATCATCAATATTTTTTATAAAATAATCTGATTTCTGTAATGTTTTCTCAACTTGCTGCCCAAACTTCCCCTTATCTTTCCTATCTCTCTCCATTAAAGTTGCAATATTTTGCAGAGATATTTGCTCATCAGAAAGATTCTTTTTTCGTTGTTCTGAATTTCTTAACAACCCTATCAAATAGAAATTCTTACCATACACTTCTTTCAATAATTTTACTTCATCAGGATGTTTTACCTGATCTATTAAATAAGCTACTTTATGATTATTAATAGTAACTTTACCTTCAGGCTGATTAATCTTTTGTTTTTCATAGATTTCATATCGTGTTTTTTTTTATTTTTGCTATTGAGTGCTCTGCCAAAATTGAACATGTAAAAAGTTCTCTTAACTCATCACCCAAATCTTGATATTTATTATATCTATCGAAACCTTTTAAATTTTCTAAATCAATCTCTTCACTTTTAAAATAATCAATTATGAACGAACTTAGTCTGATATCAACAATTTCATATCCACTAGCTTTCAGCGAAGAAATTAAATTATGCTTCAATGTCTTCACACCAGCACCAATTGCCCCACATAGACCTATAATTAATTCATTAGAACGCCTAGCTTGTATTTCTTTAGATATGTCTCTAGTGTTATTTGGACTCTGAGTTACATTGCTTACTAATTTCTTTACTGGTTCTGCCATAAAAAGTTCCTTTTTTAGAAAAAAAAAAGGCGAGCATGTAAATGCTCGCCTCTTAATAGAAGATATTTTACCAAGTAAGACGTTCAGCCTCTTTACGAACTCGGTCTCTAAATTTTTGTTCGTCTAATTTCTCTCTTTCTTTAGAAAGATCAAATACATCTAGACTAGAATTAACACTTTTACCAGAACTTTTCTGGTTTGAAGGTGATTCAGAACATACTTTTTTAAAATCATATGTCACAACCATCCATTCCCCTCCTGGGTAAAATCACACACAGAGAAAACTATATTCTATGCAAAAACTGCAAGAACAGTAACTATCAAAAATCATTTAGGTATTAAAAAAGAGTCAAACAGATTAGAAAGCACTAAAAATGCCTCTAACATGCATGTATAGGATAGATCTTAGTTAAGTATGCTTAACTTTGCAATTAGCATTTCCTATCAATATTTAAGTTTAATAGATTTTGACATTCCCCCCACTCCCTCAACGCTTTGCGCATCTGCTCTCTCGAATGGGTGTGCATGTAGCGTTTGTCGAGTCCATCCCGTTCGTGGTTGAGTAGCATTTCCCCTATTACCCAGTCGATGCCCATGTCTTGCCAGCTATCTCGGGCTAGTTTGCGTATGTCATGGCTAGTGAATTTGATTCCAATGTCATCACTAAGGCTCTGATACCAACGCTCAACGGTACGTTTCGCTATGGGCTTGTCGCCTTTCACGCTGAACACATAGTTACCCAGTTTTGGTAATGTATTTATTAGATCCATCGCGTGCTGAGTGATCGGCAAGCGGTGTTCATTGCCGTTTTTAGTATTCTCTGCCGGTATGTACCATTCCAACATGTTGGACGAAAAGTGCTTCCATTCAGCAAGGCAGGTTTCGCCTATTCGTGTACCGTGAAGTAGCTGTGTCATGAAGAAGATTCGACGCGCTGCACTTTGCTTATTAATCGCTGCTAGTAAAGTGGGTAAATCGTGTGGCTTAAGCCGCCCTGGCTGGCTATCGGGTTGGGTCGTGGTGAAGCTAGTTAGTGTGATGCTTTTTGTAGGGTTGCTGGCAATAAGGCCAAGCTCATTGGCACGGCTAAAGGCCGTTTTCAGCACACCAAGTACGCCTTTTATAGTTGAAAGCGCATACTCGCCTTGCATAGGCATATAAAGCTGCTTGTATAAGAAGGTTTTGTCTATGTTGTTAAGCCGCACTTTATCTAACAGGCTTAGAAGGTGGTTACCAATGTAGCTGGATGCGGTAGAAACGTAGGGGTCTGAAAAGGTTTTGTCGGCGTCGATGTGCTGCATGAACCACATTAGCACCTCGCCTCCTGTTTGATACGTAGAAACAGTTAAACTTGCCTCACGATCAGCCAGCGCATTGGCACGTATTGCAGGAAGCTCATCGAAAAGGCGCTTCGCAGTAATAGCAGGCCACTTAGCAAGCTTAGTACGCTGTCGTTTCTTACCTTTATAAACCACATCGTAAAAGGTGCCGCCCGATCGTGCCGCGTTTATATGAAACTCAACACGGCGCATATCATACAGATATACTGTATCGGACTTTAACGCAGCACGAATAGACGCATCACTTATCTTATTTGAAGTGCGTCTTGTCATGCTACAACCTTACCACCTTCTTCATTTAACCGAGCTGTCACTTCATCTTGAAGACGAGCCAAAAAGCGTTTTCGCCCTTCCGCTACGTGATTAGAAAAGCTCTTCTCGCTGGGCGTTGCGTGAGCCGGCCCTAATCGAAGCTCAGCAGCAAATACTGGTAAAGTAGCCGCTATACGCATATTGGTTAAAGGTGCATCCTTTATTGTTCTTCGGCCTTCTGCTAACACAGCCGCGAACAGGCAAAGCATTTGCATGCGTGACAGGTCACAAAAGAGCCACGTAAAGCCTTTGTCTTTTACGGACAAAGCGCGAATGTGCTTAATCATCGCACTATTACTGCCGCCACCGCCCGAAAAACTAGGCGTAACGCCCTGCTCTAATGATTCACAAATACGTCCGGTATTCCCCACGCCAGCCCAACCCGCATCAGCAGTGCCAGCAATAAGATAAGTCACGTGATCGTTCACGATTCGCCATCCTAGCGCACTCAATGTGTTTGGTTTCTCGCGATCTTTCCAGCGCATTGTTTTCTCTCTTAGTAGTAAAACGTGTTTGGTTAGCTATAAATGCTATTAAATACACTGACTAACTTGATAATTACTCAGCTACGGGGGCCGTACTCTTTACCCACCAGGTGACCGCCTTACGATTACCCTGGGCACAAATACGAATTGGGCCTTTTTCAATTTCTTGAGCAGTTTCCGCTTCGCTCAAGCGACGACCTATCATGTAGCGATCGGCGCCATGTAAAACGGATAACTCACGACTGGTCATACCGTTTGTTCTCTGGACCATGGCAACAACACGCTCTATCTGGGCTTGGCGTGCGCCGCTTTTCGTTATTTCGCTGGCGGCGGCATAGCTACTTTCTATATCGTTGCGTCGTGCCGCAGGTGTTTGAATATTCAACATAATGATTAATGCCTCCGTCTGCTTTGTTTGGACTCTTCGCCAGCAATGGCCCCATTGATCTCTTCAAGCTCAAGGCTTAATTTGACCCAACGATTGTTAGTTGCCATTGAGCACGACTTCTTAAAACTCGCTTCAAACCGCTTCTCTTCTTTTGCTAGCTCACTCATCCGGTCTAACGTTTTTGCATCGTGTTTCCCAGATAACACAACGCTCTGAAACTCTGATCTAACAGCCATCAACGGAGTCAAGTAATCCCCCTTCATCAACTCGTCGACCTGCTTGTAATCACGATTTAATTTAAGTCGATAAGACTTTAGCGCCTTTAAAACTACGTTATCTTCAACCACAATTACCCCCTCAGCATGCCGCGAAGCTGACCAACACGATTACGGCCAATCATCCGTCGTTGCTGTAACTCATGATCATTTAGTTTTTCTGCAAATTTAGGCTTTTCAATCACAACAGGTTTAAAACGCTCGCCACGCAAATACGCTTTGCAAACGTCTTTGTAATGCTTAGCAAAACCTCGCTGGCCAGCGCCTGTATCCCGACGACGCAATGCCAGAAACCCTACTAATCGTGCTGCTTCCATCACTACAGGGTGGCTTGGCTTCCAGTTAGCAACATCGTGAGCGTTGTTGGCTGCTTCGGTGTACGCCTCTGTGGGTTTAGGGAATTCGTTAAACAAATCGCTGTTGATCATGAAACCTCCTACCAATCGGTATCGTGAATGTTCGTCAAACTGTCGCTGACTTGCTGCTTGGTTGTGGCTGGCGGCAATGATCGTGGAGCAGAGAATTGCATCGAATTACGCATCCACAGGCGCCATGCTGCGACCCAATCTTTCATCACAGAGCCTTTCGCACGGTGGTGATCTAAAAACTTATTCGTCTCGGTTGGCCAATCCGTCGTGATTTGATTTTCTGCTAACCAATCCAGCATTCGTTGATCAACAAGAAATTCACCAGGAACACCAGAAGCACGTTTTACAATTTTGGATTTGGGCGGAACGACCAAAGGTTCATTGACTGATTCATTGACTGGTTCAAGAGAGTGACTGGTTCTGGGTGCAGCTGCTGCACCATCCCCTAGTGCAGGAGATGCACCACCTAGTGCAGGAGATGCACCACCTAGTGCAGGAGATGCACCCCCTGTATTTACTGGCTTAGCATCGAAATCCAAAACATATACATTAGAAGAATTACCTTTTGGACCCTTTCTGCTTGTCTTCGTTAAGTAGCCAGCTTGAATCAAACTGTCGATATGCCCAATCACCGTACGCTTGCCAATCTCACATTGATCAGCAATGTATTGATAACTCGGCCAGCACTCGCCTTGATCGTTTGCATTGTCTGCAAGCTTTAACAAAACCAATTTACGCAAAGGATTACCCACTTTGGTTTTCATGGCTTTAACCATCAGTTCCATACTCATAGTGGCTAGCCTTTTATCTGTTTCATGCTGTACGCAAGCACAGACTCACGAAGCTGCATCAACGCATCAATCGCCTCGGTAATTTCACGCTGACACTTCTCTTGCTCGCGCATCGTCATCTTGCCGTCTTCCAATGCCTCATAGATCGAGCTAATCACATCACCATGCTCTTTCCCTGCTTTTAGAGTAGATTCCATAATGCCAACTGGCTGAAACCCTTCCTCGTTCAGAGCCAGTTCAGTACCCATTGCGCGGTAAATAGATTGATTGCCGGTAAGCAGTTGGATGGTCACAGCTTCACGCAAGGTAATCTTATGCGTCTCGTTTTGAGGGTTGGCCTTGTTGATCAACACTTGGTGGCTCATCGCCATCAAAGACGAGATTTGCTTAGCCGTCTTAGTAGAGCCGTGCACTGTTTCATAAATAGCCTGATCGATGTGATCCATTGTTTTCTCCAAAAGCCATAAAACATGGCGGGCAATAAATTTGTTAAATAGACTAAAGCTTAAAGGTCTTCATGATCTTTCAGGAGGTCATTCACGCTTATCTCTCCATTCGTTGCTTCTGCAATTTTTCGAATATATTTAGCAGGTGCACGTTTATGGATTCGAAGCCAATTCCACACATGGGCTTGAGTAACATCTAAAGTTTTTGCAAGAGCCGTTTGGCTCCCAATAAGATCGACCGCTTTTTCGATGGCTGTCATAAGTCCTCCATACAACTTTAGGTGTATTTGAATACAGTTTTTATTGTTTGTCAATAACAGATAAAGTTGTAATTATTGCTATACGTCTATATTGGAATATTGATAACCAAATGAGCATTGCAAAAAGAACCAAAAAAAGAAGGTTAGAGCTTCGCTTAACTCAAGCAGAGGTGGCGACTAGTGTTGGCATTTCTCAACAATCACTTCAGAAGATAGAAGATGGAAAAACTAGCAGCCCAAGAAAGCTACTAGCGCTCGCTAAGATATTAGAATGCACACCTGAGTGGCTCCTATATGGTGAGCCATTCAACGACCCTTCAGGCAAAAAGTCTAACAGCTCTCACCATTCCAACGTTGAGAACGTACCTTTTCAGCTTCACGTAAAAAAGCTACCGGTAATAAGCCAGGTGCAAGCTGGAGCTTGGTCTGAAGCCATTGACTTTAGATCACTGGGTGATGAGGTGGAGTGGGAAGACGCGCCAGCAAACGCCAGTGATAATGCTTTCTGGCTTAAAGTGGTTGGCGATAGCATGACCGCACAATCCGGCGTAAGCATCCCCGAGGGCCATATGATCCTAGTCGACCCAGATACTGAAGCGCAAAACGGCAACTTAGTCGTAGCCAAGTTAGAAGGCACCGACGAAGTAACCTTTAAAAAATTTATAATGGATGCAGGGCAAAAGTACCTAAAACCTCTTAACCCCAATTATCGACCATTAGAAATCAATGGTAACTGCCGGATCGTCGGGGTTGTCAAAGAAGCCAAGGTTAAGTTTTAGCATGAAATGCTCATGAGGAGCGAGAATGAGATCGGATACCAAAACAAAAACGGTTCATTATAAAAATGCAGTTATTACAAACACTCCTGAAACGCTTCAAGAGCTATTAAAAACAGCACTAGATAAAAGCGGGTCAATACCGAAAGCATTCGACCGTGAAGAAACTATAGGATTAGATGACTCAAACCGTCGCTTAATTAATCGTCACACATCCCAAAATGGGATGTTTTTTGGTCAGTTGGTTTTGTTCGAAAGCGGAAGAGGACAACCTTTAATAGAATTAAATATCAATACAGAGTTTTATCAAATCAACTCTATTACAACAGAGTTCTTGAAAGAAGGAATAAAAGACACTTCTAATGATGTCAGTAAAAGAGAGTTCATAGACTCAATTCTATATTTCGGAGTCCTTGATAACCACGTAATGGTTCTCCCGTCGAACGCCTTAAAAGCCAGAGACTTAGAAACACATTTGAATTGGCTCTTAACATCTCGAACCAACACCCTTCATGAACACAGCATTTTACATTTACAAGATAAGCCGACAGAAGAGACCATTTCAAAGATAATGCGTTCGCCAGTTCAAAAGATCGTTCTTGGTTCAAAAATTGAAACCTATGGCGAGTTAGATAAAGAACGAGCTTTAAAATGGAAACCTAAAGGCATTGGTGCGAGTATACTAGAAGCGATTGCTGGACACAGTTGGGGGAAAACTGTTCGTCTTAACGATTGCCTAGACGAGTCAAACTTAAAGGTTCATCTTGTGGTCTCATACTCAAGAAAAACCAATACTTCTGGTCAAAAGGTACTGGATAGCATAGCTACCTCCCTCAGAAATAGCGATGAGGACGACCTACTAATAAAGCTACACGGAGGAGGAACGATTAAAGGTAAAGACCTCAAGCTTTCTGGCAATTTGAGTGTAAAAACAATCAGCGGTCTAATTGATGAAAGCGACCTTTATTTGAGAATGAGCGAATGGTTCATGTCCAAAGTAAAGTCAAATGAGTTAGAATTAGATTTCAACGATGACTAAATACAGGTTTAGGTAATTCAACCGTGCAAAAATACAGCCCAATTTCATTATTCTTAGGAGCATGCCTAAGCACCATATTTGGTGCTCTAGCGTTCTACGCCCTTATAATGAACTTATCTACAAACTCTTTGTTTGAAGCTAAAGCACCATGGGCTATCAGCAGCATTTTTTTGCTTCCAATTACACTTTGCATACAATTACTTATTAGCCAATGGAGCTTAAAGTCTGAACAGGATGACTTAAAAAAAACGGAAGTTAGAAGATTAAGAGCACTACTTGAGCAAAAAAACAAACACATCTACTTTTGCTTAGCTTTCTATGTATTCTCATTTACAGTCACAATGTTACTTTTTTCTCTAGTCTCTCAATCCATTAATACATTCAAATATCCAATCACTATAGTCGGTGGACTTGTTGGCCTAACGCTCTACTCTATCTGCTGGATAATTCATGAAAAGAAAGAAATTTCAGATTTTAAAGCTGCAATTAGTGATAGAAAACGCCAACATGAGAACCAAAAGAGACGCAAAGAAAGATTCGGTAACGATTAATTTATAGATTCAGATTACCTAAAGCCCACCTCGTGTGGGCTTTTTTGTGCCCTTTTCTGAGAGTAGAAAATACAACAAGGTATATTTTTAAAAACAAATACAACTTTTATTGTTGACACAAATACACCTTTGGTTGTAAATTTAACACATCGAAAACAACCAAAGTATAGGAATCATGTTAATACTGACTCGACGCATCGGCGAAAGCATCATCATTGGAGACAACATCTCCTTAACCGTTTCTGGCATTAAAGGCGACCTAGTTCGCATCACGTCAGCGACACCAAAACTGCTGCTTGTTACTAAGAAAGTCACGCAATCCATCACGATTGGCCATGACATCACAGTCACCATTCTTTCGATCAAAGGCATGCAAGTTCGCCTTGGCATCGACGCTCCTCGCTCTGTCTCCATTCATCGTGAAGAGATCTATCAGCGCATTCAGGATGAAAAGGCTCAAGACTTACCACTGTACGCACTGCAAAAGCCTCGTATCAGCTCAGCAGCACTAAACCGCTAGTAATTCATCTAACCACTCTAAAGGAGAGCAAACATGGCTCGTCAACCATTAGCAAAAGGTCGCTTGGCTTACATTGCAGAAACCTACCAAAGCAATGAGATAGACCCACGTACCAGCCAGCCAAAAGAAAAAAATCGTTACGCCACTCTTGGCAGAGTAACCGCATGGCCTGCTGAAAACGGTGGTGTTATGCCGCAAATATCCATTGATATGGATGCCTTACCACTAGGTGTTACCGGCTCCACAAAGCTAATGGTGTTTTGGGACGACCAAGCCCAACAAGGTAACTACACACAAGGCTATGACCAACAGCAACCCGCACAACAAGCACCACCGCAAAGTTACGGCAGCTGGGGCAACATGCCACAGCAGCCACCTCAGCAAAGCCCAGCACCACAAAATGGCTTCAACCAACCAAACCGCAGATAGCAATGAGCAACAGCAAGCAGCGCAAACAAGCCCAACGCGAACGCGAAAAGGCCTTTGACATAAAACGCGTTGAAGTACCGTTATCCAAAACAGAACGAAAAATGCTATTAGCAGGCTGTGAATTCCGAGGCGGTTATACCGCAGCGGAATACATCGCCACGCTGATCAGACGAGATTATGAACGCATCCAAGAAACAAAAGAGACATTAGGCAATTGCCAACACTGCAATCACCCTCTTCCACAAGGATGCCAACGGAAACACAAAGGCCATAAAGACTGCTTTCATACGATAGAAGCACGAAAGCTTTCTTTGTGACCTGTCACACACAGGACAGAAAAATGAATACTAGATCAATGAACTGGAACTTAACGACCATTGCCGGCCATGACCAACACGGTAATGAAATCAGCGTTCGTGAGTTAGTCGCAGCGATTGAAGGCTTTCAAGCCATTGAACGCATTGCCAACTTATCTGACAGCATGCGTGATTCTCTAGCGCGTCAAGCCGCTGAAAACTACCGCATTAAGCAGCAAAACGAATCGCTTCAACGCACGATCGCAGCGCAAGAGCATGCGTTAAACCACGCCCACTCTCGCATCAGCTCAATGCTAAGTGAGCAAGCTAGCGTTAGGCAGGATGCAGCTCTTGAAGCGCTGGCCGCTTACGCAAACCCAAAAAACTGGGCTAACCCACGCAACCAACACGGCGACATTCAGGCCGATCAGCGCAACGTATTTATCAGAGGCTTCCACGGTTACGAAACTGCCATGGCCGCCATCAACGCACTAAACAAAGAACAAGCGGCATAAGTCGCTTAACAGGGAGAGTAATCATGTACAGCAAATCACTAGCAAGATTCAAAGAAGACACAGTCAATCATGAACTAACGGTCATGGAAGGCACTCGCTCCGTTCGCCACATGCGATTTGGTGAAAAAGGCTCGCCATTCTATGCCATCTACATAACAACCTTTCCCGGGCGCTTGGTTGTAACTGGTGATATGGGCAGCTACACATTTCAAAGACTGAACGATATGTTTGAGTTTTTTCGTGGGAAAGACATTAACCCTGGCTATTGGGGTGAAAATCTTGAAGCAGAGCCAAGGGGTTCCGAGTACGGAAAGAAATGGTCTGAAAAGGCGTTTCACAATGCGGTTAGTGCGTACCTTACAAACAATTTAGATGATCCAGAAGATCTGGATGAAAAGGCCCAGCGCGCGCAGGTTGCCCTAGTCAGAAAGATAAAGCGTGAAGCGGCAGACGTTGAATGCAAAGAAGAAGCAGAAGAATGGGTCCGCGACTTTGCCCACGGCGAATTCTTGTTTGATGTTTTCTATGAATATGACTGTACAGAGTTTACCGATAGATATTTGTGGATTTGCCACGCGATAGTAGAAGTAATCAAGCGCTACGACGTGCTAAACGAACGATCCGCGGCTTAGGAGAAACCTATGAGTTCAAAAACATTATTTTTATTAATGGCAGAGTTTGATGGTAGAGCTGCAGTAAAGTTATCTGAAGCACTGCATTATACAAACTTCAAAACACTCGCTGAAGCTAACAAAGCAGCAAATGCTGGTGAGCTAATGATACCTGCATTCAGAATGTCACAATCACAAAAAAGCCCATACATAGTTCATTTAGAAGACTTGGCTGAAGCCGTAGACCAGGCGAGAAAGGAAGCAAAAGAGCGTGCTTTACTACTAAGCGGAAAAGCGCCCGTTATTGTAAAACAACCAAAAAAGCAAACTTTAGAACAAACCGCCCCCCTGCGCCGTGGACGACGCACACAACAAGCCTCTATGCCGGCTTAGCTAAGCCGGCCTCTCCAAGGCTTTTTATTAGCTCAAAGTCTGCGTACTTATCAAAGGACTCTAATTTATTTAGATGTGTATACCGCGCTAAATTATTCCAAGAGCGATGTCCCGATATCATGCTGACCTGTGGGATTGAATAACCCAACTCAAATAAATGACTGACACCTTCATGGCGTAAATCATGAAAAGTTAAACCCTCAATACTAGCCGCTTTACATGCCCTTTGGTATGCAGCGCCTATTGTACTCTCGGCATAGGGGAATACCCTTAGCTCACCTGGAGCTTTAGGCTGCCGTTTAATAAGTTCAATGGCGCGGGCCGGAAGGTTCAGCACCACATTATTGCCTTTTTTCTTTCGAGGGTGCTTCATATCTTTGATTTCTACCTGAGCTTTTTCAAAATCAACATCAGACCATTCTATCCTACATATTTCACCTAGCCTTCTAGTAGAAAAGATTGCAAACAAAACAATGTCATCAAGCGGAGTTAGAAAAGGAGTGCTTCTCCCTTTACCATTTTTTTCTCTGTGCTTATAGGCGCAAATAGCATCGAGTTCTTCGACTAACAATCGTCGATTTCTAGCCGTAGAACGATCGATAATTCCCATTCTACCTGCAAGGTCTACTGCATCTTCGATCTCTTGTAAGTCAATGGGGAGAGACCATGCAACCCTTGCGTATTTTGCCAATACTCGAATGTAAGCAATATCTTGATTGACCGTGGCAGGTTTAGCGCCATCTTCATAGTAACGTTTTCTCAAGTACTTCATGACGTCCGCAGAAGTCATATCTGAAATCATAATCTCTTTTAGAATGGGCTCCTTACTCATTAATACCATTGTGCTACGTTTAGTCTTCCCTAGCGGGTTGGGAGCATCTTCATGTTCCAAAACATAACGCGCCATACTTTCAGCAACCGACAATTGAACAAGCGATTTACCGCGATCAAGCTGTCGTTTTATTTCAGCCTCTCGGGAACTTGCCCATATCTCAGCTCTTTTCTGAGCACCACGACCTTCGAATGCCTCACTCTCGTTGAAGATAACTTTACCTAACTTCTTAATACGAATTTGGGCATATACTACGTTGGTTCCGTCTTTCTTTTGTCGTTTACGATAACTAGCCATACATGAACCTGTAATTTTATGACATAATTGGGCTATAGATTTTTAACTATTTATTTGGCAATAAGAAAGCAACGAGTGCTAAAAAATAATTTTCAGCACTCCGTTAGCACCAGACCACCTTAAACGCCAAATTTCAACCCAAAATGACACTATAAATGCTAAATGAAATTACAGACATTATAAGCTCAAAGCCTTTAGAATCAAGGGATACAGTGAATAGACGCTTTTCCATTGCACCCATGCTAGATTGGACGACAAGTGATTACCGGGTCTTCGCTCGCACGTTAAGCAAAAACACCTTGCTTTATACCGAGATGGTGACAACAGGCGCCTTGCTGTATGGCAACAATCCTGAACGTTTCTTACATTATGACGAATGCGAGCACCCTATTGCCTTGCAGCTTGGTGGCTCTAATCCGGTCGATTTGAGTAAATGCGCAAAATTGGCGGAGCAAGCAGGCTTTGATGAAGTCAACCTAAATGTAGGTTGCCCAAGCGATCGCGTACAAAACAGTATGATTGGCGCTTGTTTGATGGAACACCCAGACAAAGTCAAAGACGCCATGCGCGCGATGCAGGACGCTTGCAGTATTCCTGTGACCATCAAGCATCGTATTGGCATTGACGACCAAGAGGAATACAGTGTTGTTCGAGACTTTGTTGGTGACATAGCCACCACTGGCACCAACACCTTTATTGTGCACGCTCGAAAAGCCATTCTTCAAGGTTTGAGCCCGAAAGAAAACCGCGAAGTACCGCCACTGAAATACGATTACGTACATCAGTTAAAGCGAGACTTTCCAGACCTTGAAATCATTATAAACGGTGGCATTAAGACAATAGCGGAGTGCCAAGAGCAACTTACTCATGTTGACGGTGTTATGGTTGGTCGTGAGGCCTATCACAACCCTTGGATTTTAAGCCAAATAGACGCGCAAATTTTTGGCGGACAAGCCTTGGTTGCCAACCGTTTTGAGGCACTCGAAAAATTTGTCTTACACATGGAAGGCAGAATGGCAGAAGGCGCCCGACTGTCTCACCTTACTCGCCATATTTTGGGTATTTTCCAAGGCGAGCCTGGCGGCAAACAATTCCGACGCTATCTTTCAGAAAAAGGTCATAAAATTGACGCTAAGATAGACGTATTATTAGAGGCCATTGAATTGGTCAAAAATCATCAACGTAAAGGATAA